TCCCTATATTATATAACTTATACTCAAACGACTCTTCGTTATACATCTTAATTCTGACAGCAAAATGCTTCAAAGTATGGTTGACATAAGACTTATACATTAGGTCGTCGGATATATCATACAGTGTAGCAGTTTCTTTGTCGTCTCCCTTTCTGAGACCGCGCCCTATCGACTGAAGGTTGCGAACACGAGATTTACTAGGGCTGGCAAAAATGATATTGTGGAGGTTCCTAATATTAATACCAGTGGAGAAAGTTCCATAAGACGCGACGATAATCGCGTCATTTTCTTTTTCCGTGATTGCTCTGACTTCTTCTCTCGTTTCGGCATCTACGCCTCCATATACAAAAAATACTTTACGACCGGCAGCAGCTTCGGCTGCAATCTGCTCGTATAGCGGTTGACCGTGTTTAATAACGTACTGGAATAATAATAGTGTATTCCCTTTTCTGGTTAAAGTCAAGTTCTTTATAAAGTTATTCCGTTTTTCGTGCGACGTCAGAAAATCCATTTCGTGCTGGTAGGTTGATTTGGCTACACCCTTCCTCGTCACCTCGGAATACTTGAGTACGAGGCACTTAATGCGGAACTCAGCGAGCGTCTCATTCTCTATCAGCTCTTTAGTAGAGATAACCTTCATCACTGGCCCAAATAATCCCTCTAAAACTAATTTGTTCGTCACGGTTCCGTCGAGTGTACCCGTAAACCCAAACCGATACTTGCATTCGGTCATCTTTTCCATAATCTTAGTGAGGGATGTGGCTTTAAATAGGTGCGCTTCATCGCCAATGATGATATCAAACTGATCGAAATACGACTTCGGTTGTTTGTAGATACTTTGCCAGGTGCTGATAATTATTTTTGCTTTATCGTTATTTTTTTCTTTACCTCCAGTAACAAGTAAGGTATAATAGAACTGTAGTTCTTCTGAATAGTCTATAAAGTCACTGTTAAGTTGCGATACCAAAGAAGTGGTGGGTACTATCACCAAAGCTTTCTTACATTGCTTTCGTAGATAATACTTCAGCAGGCAGTAGATGATGAACGATTTGCCGGAAGCTGTAGGCGAAAGAATCAAAGCTCTATGATTGCGAACAGCGTGAGCAACCGCTCTCAACTGATAATCCCTTGGCTTGAACTTTCCTTCACTTAGAAACTTATTTAGGCCGTTCAGGGGAATGTCTATTGTATCCTCAAGCCCATCATGAACAACAACCTCATAACTGCGCTCCGAAGCAAATTTCTTAATTCTTTGTACTAGTCCAGCATATATTTGCATTGTATTTACGTTGAACAGCCGTATTTTACCATCCCACATTTTATTGCGCACCGATGGTATAAACGAAGCGCCAGGAACTTCGAATTCAAAGTACCCAGATAACTCCATAGCTATGCCGCGATCGCACTCAACTTTGAGATAGACCTCGTTCTTTTTATATATGTCAATCCGTTCCATAATTATCCTGTTGCTTCACACAAACTTAATATTTTCGGCCTACCAATTTCCAATTCTTTCATAGCAGTTCGAACACTATCATACACAACCCCCTCAATAATTACCTTCTTGCTTCTTGAAAAGCTTATCTTAGTATTGCGTATTGCGTTCTTTCATGACATTTGGCCGCCTTGGGTGAACTTCATAAAATCAATTGCTGATTTGATTTGGAATCCTCGGTTGTTTATAATCTTTATGATAGCCTCAAGGTATGAGACTTTTTCTTCCTGCATGCCGAGCCGAAGGTTCGCTTCGATCATCATGTCGTCGGACTCGATATATGTGTCAACTTCATTCTTCAATAGCTTTTTATAAAATTGTGTTCTGCCGAGCTGATCAAGTTCGTCTTGATCGAGTTCTCCGAGATAATATTCTAGTAGTATTCTGCGGGTCTTTTTATTTTCCGCTTTGAGTTTGTACAGGGCAATGCGCTCGCCCATAAAGATCTTTATGTACTTGTTGTGTACTTGGGGGATTTTTGAGCTTTCAGACCCGAGTTCAGTTTCGTCGATTTTACAGTCTTTGTTCCACTCATTCACAATCTGTTCTACGTTCACAAATTCACTCCATCCATTAACAAAATGCGCTCAAGGTGCTGCGCCGGCAATACTAATATATATACGCTTACAGAATAGTTGTTATTTCATACTTTCTATACGCAAATGACACTGTAGCTTTAAGATACTCTATATCTGTTACTTCGACATCAAACTCTAATGCTGTCAAACTAGCAGGATACATGTCGGTAAATTTAATCTCAATATTTGGCTGCATATTAGAAGAAGTGATCACCAAAGATCCGTCGGAATAAACCTCACCGACCGAAGATTGAGTTCTGCCAAGAGCGCCTCGTTGTCCAAAGTTGTCTGGGTATCCGAGGGAAATTAACCAGTCATATATCTCTCTAAAATTCTTCATATCTTCATCGACGCGAAAGGTCAAATCTAATCTACCGAAGGTTAGTTTATCGCCAGGAATAGGCAACCTAACAAATGGGTTGTCTACCGGTGTAGTTTCTCCGAGCGAGATATCGGGGATAGTTGCCGATGTACAAAAATAGTTCACATGCGGCAGACGGTTGCACGCGCATCTAAACCCTATAGGCGATAAGAAACTTTTGTTGTCTGGTTGCGATGTCTGTAGTGCCATTTAACACATTACCTTTAGTTGGTTACATACTATTTATAACGTTTGCGATACGCTCTTTTTTGGACGAAAAAAAAGAGGCTCCGAAGAGCCTCTTTAAAACGTCTACTTAGAGTAGATCTAGTTTTTATATTACATAAGGTTCGCAACACGGACCAAACGGTAATACTTGTTGCCATCTCCAGTACCAAGACGGGCAGCAATACCATTGCCGTCGTTAGTAGCGAAAGGATTAGCGACCATGCCGTAGCGAGTCTTGAATCCAATCTTAGGCTGGAAAGTCTGCTCGCCGACCGCACGAACCATTTGTAATGGGACGTATGGGCAGTAGAACAAACCGGCGTCGAAAGAGCTAGAACCCTTGTAGCCGATTGTGTAGTAGTTGTTAGAAGCGTCAGAGAAGTATGGATCGATATACACTTTGATGCGACCGTTCAGAACACCAGCAAAAGTATTACCGGTATCGTCTACTTGAAGGTTGTTGCTAAGAGCAGGAGAATAATCCAGAACACCAGCCATCTGAAGTGCAGAAGCAACGTCAGAAGAAGTGATCATAACATTACCCTTACCGCGACGAGTTGCTTTACCAATTTCGTTGGCATCGCGCTCGATTTGGAACATAAGACCTTTGAACTTCTCAACAGACCAGCGACCGTTAGAGTCAGTGTCTAGATCGAAAGTGCCAGGAGTAGTTACGTTCTTAGTAGCACCAGCTACAGCAGAGTAGTTGATAGTACGAACAACTTCACGGTTGATTTCAGAAAGAATTTCTGAAGACAAAATGTTGCTCAACTCAGTTTCAGCGTCTAGACCGTGGATTGCTTTCAGGTCTTGTGCCAATTCCATAGTGTACTCAGCTTTCAGAGCACGACTAACAGCAGTTACAGCAACTTTCTCGATGCTGAATGCCATTTCGTTGAAGTGGTCGCCAGCTTGTCCGCCGAGTGCTTCGGCTTGTGAAGTGGTCATACCTGTGTGTACATTATAGCCGCCGCCAGTTGACGAGGCAGAACGACCACTAGGATCAGTACCAGTTTGAGCAGAGCCAACAGAAGCGTTAGCAGCTACTTTTGATGCAGTGTTACCAGCATATCCGCGAGAGAAAGCGGCATCAGCTTCGTTAAACATTGCTTCAGTACCAGCTTGACCTGTGTAACGTGAACGCATAGCGAAGATCAGACCAGTTGGTCCAGTCATAGGCTGTACACCACAGATATCATAGGCAATCAGGTTAGGCATTGAGCGGCGAACGAGGCTAATCAATACGGGGTCAAAATTATCAACACCGCCAGCTACGTTAGTAGGAGCAGATTCACCCAACAGAGTTGGAGCGAAAGCACCACCACTTTGAGCGCCTTGCTCACGTGCTGAACGTTCTTGGTTTTCGAGTAATGTGGCGACTGTTGCACGCTTGTGGGCATCAGCGATCTGGGGAAGATCGGCGTGCTCTAAGACTGGTTGCCACTTCTTTTGTAGTTCGTCAGTTTGAAACATTATAGGTTCTCCTTTCTAAAGACCTTTTTTTACTTACAGTTTATTTATAAAATATTACTTTTTAATGCTTTTTGAAATGGCATTCAAGTATGCCGCCATACCAGGATCAGTTGGCGCCGCCTCTTCAGTCAACTCAAGAGGTTGAACATCGACTACTTCTTCAGTATGTACTTCTTCCTTAGGGAAATAGTTCTCTTTGAGTGTTTCCAGCTTAGCAGCAAAAGTTTTTTCATCTTCGAACTCAACGCCCTCAGACAAAGAACTCAGCTTAACAGCCTGAGACTCAGTTATATCTCCACAAGCACCAGCAAGAATCGCAGAACGCTTTGATTCGACTAGCTCTTTACGGAGTTCGATGTTTCTTTCCATCTCTTCATTAATTGAAGATTCGAGTTCGATAACCTTAGAGGCAAGCTCATCAACAAGGTCAACTTTCTCTTCTGGAATGTCGATATAGTTTTCGGTGAACAGGTTGCGTAGACCAGACATAAAGTTCTCAACAATCTCAGAACGGATGCCTTGCTCGACTGCTAGCTCATTCTCTTTCATCCACTCTTCTGCAACATACTCAAGGTATGAGTCAACTTGTGTGGATAACTGCTCGACGATTTGTACTTTTTCAGCTTCGAGTTCAGCTTCAAAATCAACAGTAACAGATTCGAGAATCTCGTTGACTTTAGAAACGACAGCAGCTTCAAAAATTGTAGTGGCTTTACCAACGAAGTCTTCAGAAAGATCTTCACCACCAAACATAGCTTCTACGTCTTCAGCAATTGAAATATCCTTTGCGCTGATTTGGCGAATTTCTTTGATTGATTGTGTAGCTTCTTTAACAACTTCTTCTTCAGATTCAAAACCTTCAACTTTCATAGCAGCCATAACCGAACCGTATGATGCGGAAAGATCATCTTTCTTCATGCCTTTAACAGCATCCATCATAGCGTTGATCATGCCAACTTTAGTCTTAGGTAATGCAGTCTGCGCAGGGGCAGATTTTTTAATCGTGGCAGCAACTTCGGCAGCGGCGGCTTCGCCGTCTACTTCCTTTTCCGCCTTTTCTTCTTCCAGGGCTTTGTCGATGATTACTTCTTCGACTTCTTCCCCATGCTTATTATCAGACATGAATTTCTCCTTATAATTGGTGTTATACGTTCTATTTATAAAATTTATAATCTAGAGATAAAATCTTCAAAAACCTTCAATTTAGCTTCTTCAAGCTCTCTAATTGACGCTTTCTTGATCGTATTCTCGTAATTGGCAATGGTAGCTTCTCGGATGATGCCGTTTTCCCAAACCCATTCCTTACCTTCCATGATGCCTCGGACAAATGCGTCAGGAGCAGAAGGATCCGCAACAATATCGGCAGCTGTAGCAAGGTAGAAATCGCTCTGCACTTCAGCAACGCCCTTTCCATTTTGTTTGACAGAACCCATACCGCGAGACGATACGCCCAACTGCGCGCCTTCGTCCATCAACGATTTAACTATAGCGCCGTAAGGTGTTTCTGTCATAATTTTAGCGCGACCCATAAAGTTAGAACCATCACGCTCCAACTTAGTTATCATGTGCGACACGCGCTCGAGATTGATACTTGGTCCTTGAGGGTGTCCCAACTCGCCGTATGCGCGGTTTTTGTTGACATACTCTTTAGTATACCTATTTATCTCTTTGTCCAAAACCTCTGCAGGGTAAACTCGGCCATTGCGGTTTTTGATATCGCCTTGTAAAAATACACCTTCGATGAAGTATGATTTCTTGCCGGTTTCATCTTTGGCTTCGGTGATATAATTGATATCTTCGTTCACTTCGCAGATAAGTTTCATCTTATTTCCCTTAGATTCCAGATAGCGCGATCGGGGAAGCGTAGAAGGTGGTAGCACCTCTAATTCCCTGACCGTTGCCCAATGTTATTTGTATTTGGCCCTTCGCCCCAACATAAATGCTACCAACATCAGCATCATCGGCAGCGTTCCTGATAGTTATTGCTAGGACGCTATCGGCGGTGTTGCCAATGTGCACAGCTGCGGCTGTTTGTAATTTAGTTGTAGCAGTGGCTAGTTGTACAGCTGCGCCTAATACTTTCATTATTTGCCACCAAACGCGACATCAAGAAGCTGGAACATTCCCTCGGGGGATTTCTCCAACATTTTCTCAGCCTTCGATTTATTAGCTGGGTTCAACTTTTCTAGCATATTCAACAAGGCGGCGGCAGTGGTCATATCAATCTCTTCAGATTTGCCATTACCAAACTTAACTTTTTTGGCAGATTTCTTAGAAACGATATCCTTTAGTTGATCAACAACCGCGCCTTCGGTGAGTTCTTCGTCTTCTTCAGATTCTTGTACTGATTCTTGAGGAAGAGAATTCAAAAATTTCTTTATATTCGCGGTTGAACCAGTCACATCGACGTCGGACAAGCCGTGTTTATTTTTAGTCACTTTGACATTCAATTTAAACTTTTTAGCAAGTTTCTCGGCTGTTGCGGCAGTTGATTTGTCCATATCTACTAATTCAAAAGTTTGATCCGCTTCTTCGAGTTCCTCGTCTTCCTCGTCTTCCATGTCGTCTTCGTCTAGTTGTACTAGGAATTTGCCGCCAGCGTCTTTCACAGCCTTACCTTTATGCTTTTTTGCGAGCTTAGCAGCCGTTGCTTTGTCAAAAAGACCAGCATCGGCATACCCATCATCAGACTCGCCAGTACCTTTTTGGTTCAGGTACTTTTCTTCAGTGATTTCTGCGCGGTCGCCATTAAATTGGTGGTCGCCAGCAACTGGGTGCTTAGTGACTTCAATTTTATGCTTCGCTTTAAAGTTCTTTTCGCCTTCGGCGCGAGGCTCCAACTTGTCGCCTTCTACAGCGCTGTCTTGCGGTCGCGCGCCAGAAGCTGCTTCAGTTACATACGCCTTGAATCTTTTGATAGCCATTGCTATTCCCCTGCTGTTTCTTGAGTTCCCATGAAGTTGTTCTGAACTTCAAATTTTTTAATTTGTATTGCGTCTGAGATTTTATCCATTAGGATGCTACCGATAGCGCCCTTAAATCCATTCACGTTTCCATCCGCTGCCATATTAACAGCATCGACAGTGGTGTATACTTCTGCATCATTCATATTAATCTCCAATATATTATTTATACTAATTGTATAATTGCTTACTCAATATCGTCTTGGGCTTCTGCGTCTTCCGGAATCTCTTCTTCAATTTCGGCGTCGATCTCTTCAATCTCTTCATCTGATTGCAGCAAGACATTCTTACGAATCCAAGCCTCTGAGAAATACTTGCCTGCAAATTGGTCGACATCTTGTAGAAGCGACAACCTTTCTCTCAAAACTTCGGAATTCTTCAGTTCGGTGAAGTGATTATCTTCAATAAAGTCGAACTTAATGTTCTTCCTCATATCGAACCATTCAGATCTGGAAATAACGCCCTTCAAAAGTAGCTGTTTTTCGAGAAGTATGACGAACAGTTCAGAGAAACGGTTTCTTAATCTAGCGACAAATTTTGAGAATTTGAGTTCATCGCGAGTAATTTCTGACGACCTACCAAGGTTGAATTGTCCGTCAGACTCGAGCCTTGATACTGGAACGTTCAAAGACTCGTACATTTTTCTACGGAAGTATTGAACATCGTCCATCTCGCCAAGGTTTTGTCCACCAGGCAAGGTAGTAATTTCAGTTCCGCTGCTACCTTCTCTGCGAGGAAGCCAATAATCTTCCAGCATAGTCAGGTGTTTACGAGAATCGTTGACCGCGCCGGTGTTAGCGTCATACACTAACTTATTTTTATGCTTGACCATCATATCGCGCAGATACTGCTCGGCTTTATGCTTCGGCAAGTTACCAACATCAATATAGAAGATTCTTCGCTCTGGCGCTCGCGCGAGGCGATAGATAACAGTAGCATCTTCAAGCATACGGAGCTGGTTCAAAGGCTTGACGGCTTTGTCAAGATGTCCAACTACCATTTTATTGTTTTCGTCTAAAACACCACTATGCACATGAGCGATAGAGTCGGTTGAGATTTTCACGCCCTGCTGTCCAGTTTGGACACCTTTAGGCGAATATATATAAAATTCAACATATTTCTTAGCGGTAACTTCACGAGATCCCGCAACTAATTGCTGATCCCGTTTCTCCACTCGCATCTTTTTAATTGTGCGAGGATCGATGTATCTCAACTCCTGAATGCCAGACTTGGTATTTTTGGTGTCGATCATAATGTGATAGTACAATCGACCATCAACATACCAATTGCGGAATACATCATAGCCGCGACTGTTGAAATCTAGTAAGTCCAAGATAGTTTCAAACTCTTCTCGAACTCTTTTCTTGATTGCTTCTGGCAGATCAACATGATCTAAGACAACGCTGACCGGAGGCTCACTTTCATCATATACAATAGCTTCGTTGCATACGTCATCAATAGCTTTATCGCACTCGCTTTGGCGAGCCATTTCGCGATATTTTGTAATCAGAGCAGCTTCATTTTTAGATGTTCCGTCAAGGTCAACTGTAGTGCCAAAAGCACCGCCCTCGTTTACCTCTAACGTGCCGTCAAGATTAGTTGGCGGCGCAAAGGATTGTACCGATACCGGTAGATCTTCTTCTTTGCGTCCTATCTGAAAGCCGAAAAGTTCAATAGCCATTATTGTTTATCCTGAATAATAAGTGGGGCGTCATAGTATTTATGCCCGCCCCATATTCACATTTTAGGATTAGATACCGCCAGCTGTGCCGGTAGTACCGCCGCTCACTTCCCAGTAATCGTACTGGAAGGTAACACCAAACTCTTGGATAGCTTCACTATCCCAAGCAAGGTCAATTGCGGCAACTTCAGTTGGGTAAATACCGACAAAGTTATATACACGAAGAATAGAACCATCTTTACCGAACTGCGTAACTTGAGCATTAGACTTATACAAGCTAGGAGCTGAACCGCCAGCTGTGTTCAAGTTTCCTTGAGCAGAGTTGATAGAGTTTGACCACTGTTCCATAGCATTGCGGATAGCAAAGTCTTCGTCGTTGATAATAATCGGTGACCATTCAGCATAAGTGCGGTTCCCTGCGACCTTAATCTGACGTCCGAAATATGGAATTTCGATAACGCCAAGAGTAGAGGCAGGAATCTGCGCAGCTTTAACCATAAA